ACAGATTCTAGCATCTCCTGTTGTTGAGTCACTTGCTGGTAAAACATCAAGTCTTCCATTTGCTCTCTCCCATTTATCGTTATCTAATTTAAGTTCGTCATTCAATCGTTTAAGAATATCTGCTATGTGTTCTAAACCATTCGCCATATTATATACCCCCAAAATACAAAAAGGAATAGCCATAAGTATTTATTCATATCGCACCTGCTAACTTGCCCATAATTTGTAAGCAAAGCCATACATAAGCCCAAAATGCTACTGCTATTACCATCATTGTTTTTATACTCATATTATCTCTCCTGGCCAAGTCTTAATAAAAGTTTATACATTCGTTTGTATGCTTTAGTTTTATCTAAGTTAAAAAACTCATATTGCTCACATAAATCATAAGCATTACATTGGAATGTGGCCATCATTACTAAGTTATCGTTCATTTATTCTCTCCTATATAAAATAACAACTTAATAGCAATATACACGATTTTTTAAAAATAGCAATATTTCTAGTAAATTACTATAAATAAAATAGTTTACAAATAATATGAATTCGTGGTAAGGTTCTGCTCTATGGATAACTTACGTTACATTATATTAGATGAATTTGACGGAAAACCGCTAAGAGCCTTTAGTAACAAGGCATCTGCTCTTTGGTTTCTTGAGAATAGGTCTGATTGTAAGCTCCATATTCTGCCTAAGCCGCCTAAAGCAAAAGTCGTGCCAATGTCAGAACTTTATGAAGAATGTTTATTTTAAGGAGAGTATTATGACACAAACTGAATTATTAGAAAAATTATTAGTAGCACAAACATCATTATGTAAAATCCAAAACATTATAGATGCATCAGACACCCATTTAACAAGTGGTGGTTTAGAGTTAGACGAAGAAGAATTAACCACAATTTATGAACATATTTGTCAAGGTTTAGGAGACATGAATGTACAAGATTAAGAACTGGGAAAAGTTTAATCTCTATAATCCTAAGAACCCACGTTATCAAAAAAAGATGACGTGGTTCAAGTTTTATGGTACAGATTACATAAATAACATAGATATACATAAGCTATCTTTTGAACAAAAAGCTGTTTTAGTAGAGTTATGGTGTCTTGGTTCTGAAAGTGATGGTGTGTTACCAGACCTGTTTGAAATAGCTTTTAGACTTCATTATCCTATTGATTTTGTTGATAAAATAACAAAAGAACTATTTGCTAGAGGATTACTAGTCGAAAACTATGAGCCTGTTAGGATAGAGAAGAGAAGAGAAGAGAAGATAAGAGAAGATATATATGTCGTTAAAACGACCAATAGGTTTGATGAATTTTGGGAAAGCTATCCTAATGTTCGTAAGGTCAATAAGAAAACTTGTTTAGAAAGATGGGCTAATAAAAATCTTGACGGTATAGCAGATGAAGTGATAGGGTATGTAAAACGTATGAAAGATACTCAATCATGGAAAGATGGCTTCTCACCAGCTCCACTTACTTTACTTAACCAAGAGAGATGGAATGATGGTGATGTGCAACAAGTTCGTAAAGTTTGGGAAGGTGGAATATGAAAGAACAATATTTTTATGTATGGCAAAACCACAAAGGTGAAGTCTTATTTCATTTAGGCGATAGAGTAAAAGAAGTGCCAATAGAATATAAATACATAGGCAAAATTAAACTAGAGGTGGAATATGAAAAAAGAAACTAATGAAGCTATTGGAACATTCATAGGAAAAACTATTACATGGGTTTTATTTTTATTTGCTATAGGATTAGTTGCTAAAATAGCTTATATCATAATTACATTTGCATGGCGTTTAATATGAACATAGGCGAAGTCATAGATAAACTAACAGTTAGCCAATCAACAGTTCAAGAATTTTATAACGAGGGGTATGGTCATGCAGAGTTTAAGGTTAAAGGTACGGATATATTTGCTGATGACTTGGTCAAGTATTTTAGTGAGGAAGTTCATAGTGGCAAATCGTTGGGCTGGATTAAGACGGAAGATAAGTTCAGGGTTAGGGCTTCGGAACTAACAATTCTTACTGGTGTATCAGGTCATGGTAAGTCTATGTGGTTATCACAAGTTGTATTAGCTATGATGAAACAAAATACTAAATGTTTAATAGCGTCTTTAGAAATGAGACCTGTTCTTACATTAGCTAGAATGATTACCCAGGCATTAGGTTCACCAGAGCCAACAGATGATTACATACATAAGTTTTGTGATAGAGCTAAAGATAAGTTATATATATACGACCAATTAGGAGTTACAACTTCACAAGATATGTTTGCTACGTTATACTATGGAAAACATGTTTTGGGATGTGATGTATTTGTGATAGACTCTCTTATGAAAATGTCAGATATTAGTGAAGAGTCTTTAGAAAATCAAAAACGATTTGTAGATAGATTAGCAACTACTTGTCGTGATTTAGACATTCATGTATTTTTGGTGGCTCACACTCGTAAGATGAAAGATGAAACAGAGATACCAGATGCAACAGATATCATGGGTAGTTCTTTAATCAGAGCATTATGCGACAATGTTATTTGTACGTGGCGTAATCGTTATAAGGAAAAATTGATAGAAGAAGGCAAGACTTCTGATGACGAGTTAAAGATTATTCCAGATGCAAAGGTCTTTATCCAAAAACAAAGAAATTCCCAATGGGAGGGCAGTTTCAACTTCTGGTACGACCAAAAAGGTTTAAAATATAACGAGAGTCCACCAAGATGACAATAAATGAATTTATAAAGCAATGCAAAAAAGTATTTGGAGATGACATTCAATACAAAGCAACTTCTAAAGACGGACAAGTATTTAAAACGAAAGGATGGAGAGATGATAAAATTCAATTTCAACTTAACAAGAATGAATTTACCAATATTAATAACCAAACTAAAAGAACTTGATTTTAGTAAGGTTTGGAAAGTGCAAGTGACTGAACGCAAACCCATAAGAAATTTAAGCCAAAATGATTTATACTGGACATTACTTGAAGGTTTATCAGACCATTTAGGTTATACTAAAGATGAGTTGCATGAACTTATGAAATACAAGTACCTTAAATATGCTAAAGAAATAGCTGGTCAACCTGTAGTAGTTGTTCCTTCAACTGCTGATTTAGATACAGCTCAATTTGCTGAGCTTATTGAAAATGTATTAAGATTTGCTAACGAATATGGATGCTCATTTCAAGATGGTTTACCGCAATACGAAACTCACTAAATTATTAAGACAATTACCTTGTCAACATTGTGGCATACAATCTGAAACAGTTTGTGCTGCTCACCGTAATGAAGGTAAGGGTATGGGTCTTAAAAATTCTGACGCATTATGTGCAGCACTATGTGTAGAGTGCCATGTTCAATTAGACAATGGAAAAGAACTGACACGAGAAGAACGTAGAGATATGTGGAACAGAGCATATATAAAAACTATGCAATATCTTTTTGAACATGACATGATAGGAGTAAAATAAATGGGTAAAGGTTCTGGAAGAAGACCATTGTTAATTTCTGAGCAAGAAGCACAAGACAACTGGGACAAGATATTTAAAAAGAAAAAGAATAGTGATGATGTATCACCACACGCTTATGAATACGAACTTAATAAGTCCACCGGTAATGTAGAGAAAAGATTTGTAGACGGAACATCTAAACCTAACGAAAGTCAATTTGATGGCAACTAGCCCAACGCAGTTAAGTCTTAAAAAATTACGAGAAGAAGGATACACGTGTTGGATTACAGAGCATTGGAATAATTGGAGCAAAACTAGACAAGACCTTTTTGGCTTCATAGATATAATTGCTTTAAAAGGAAAAGAAACATTAGCTGTACAAACAACCACAGCAGGCAATATGTCAGCTAGAGTAAAAAAGATAGGTGACCATGAAAACGTAGGATTTGTTCGTGAAGCTGGTTGGACTATTCATGTACATGGTTGGCATCAAGATGATAAACGTAAATGGCATTGTAAAGTTAAGGATGTATCGTGAATACCAGAGATAAAATACTAGCTTATCTTACAGAGCCTAAAGCTATAAAAGATATAGCAGCACATGTAGATGGCAATTATAATACTATTAAAAATTTGCTTGTTACCATGAAGATGGAAGGTCATATACACGCATTCAAAGATAAAGATAATAGGCTTATGCACTATTACATTCCACAACCACATCCATTACAAGCTATATTTGGACACACAGCAAACTTTACAGAAGACCAAATAAAAGGTGTTATCAGTCACAACGCAGATACCGCTAAACATAATCTACAACATAACACCACACAACAAACATTTGGGCAAAGCGTAGCCTATACGCTAACACAATATGAGTAGCACAAAATGGAAAAAATTAACAGATGATGAAATATATAAGTTAGAAAGTAAATATATAACTTATGAAGTTTATGATGATGATGAAGAAGGAATTGATGTAGATATATTTGGTGTAACAGAATTTGCTAAAGCTATAGAAAAATTATTAAAGGAAAAAAACAGTTAATGATTAGTATGGAACGTTTACTATCCATCCTAGAGGATTGGGCTTTATGGATGAAATCGGATAATCACAAGCTAGGTTATCCATCTAAAAGCATAGGCATGTCATCTGGTGGCGAGTCTACAAGTGAAGCGTTTGAAGAGATGTGTTCTGCCCAAGATATGTCTAATGTTAGAACCATACACGCCATAGTGCATAGCTTAGAACAAGGACAACAAGACGCTATCTATGCTAAATACTTAGGTGCTAAACCACCATTAGCCTTTTACTGGCAATTAGATATGGCATACGATAATCTGTTGGTAATTGCAGGAAGACGAATAAACGCATAATGTTGTTGAACAGAAATACTGTTTCGTGCTATAATAGCGCTTATATGGCAACCTCCTGCCTACTAATAACGTAATTTACCCAAAAGCCTGACTGCACTCTCTCCGTGGTTGGGCTTTTTCTTTTTATGAAACTATCTATTTGCGAACAATGCGGTGAACCTTTTGACTTCACCGAGTATAGCCTATGTAATACGTGCAGATATGACCATAGATTTATTAAGTTAAGGAAAGATGATGAAAGCAAAGACCAAAGCGTCCAAGAAAATCAGCAAGGTAATGAAAGAGTTTAAAGCAGGTAAGTTGCATAGTGGTTCTAAAAAGGGTCCAGTAGTAAAATCTAAAGCTCAAGGATTGGCAATCGCCCTAAGCGAAGCTGGTCTATCTAAAAAGAAAGGTAAATAATTATGCCAATGGTCGGAATGAAAAAATTCTCTTACGATGCTAAGGGAAAAAAAGAAGCTAAAGAATACGCAAAGAAAACAGGTAAAGCTATGGCAGCTAAGCCTATGAAAAAGGCAGCTAAACGTGGCAAGTAAACCAGGTCTCTATAGTAATATTGCTGCTAAACGTGCTAGAATAAAAGCAGGTTCAGGTGAGAA